AATCAGAGACATCCTCGTCCTCAAAAACAACAAAGGAACAGAAGACAACAGAGTCAGAAAACTCGACTACAGCATCCAATTAAGTAAATTATTTTATGAGCGATTTATCAATAATGAAGAAATTTCTCTCTTTAGTCCACACGACGTTCCTGGTCTTTATGACGCTTTTGGCACCGACTCCTTTGACGCACTCTATGTGGATGCGGAGAATGATAAATCAATCCCCAGAACAGCAATAGGAGCACAGGAACTTATTCTTGACCTTTTGAAGGAAAGAGCAGAAACTGGTAGAATCTATATTATGAATATAGATCATTGTAATTCTCACTCCTCTTTCATGGATAAAGTCGAGATGAGTAATTTGTGTCAGGAGATAACATTACCAACTAAACCTATTCAACATATTGATGATGAAGCTGGAGAAATTGCTCTTTGTATTCTTAGTGCTGTTAATGTAGGTAAGATTAGAAATATTAATGATCTACAAGAGTTATGTGATCTTAGTGTTAGAGCTCTTGATGAACTTATTGATTTTCAAGGATACCCTGTCAGGGCAGCAGAGATTGCTACAAAGGCAAGAAGATCCCTTGGAGTTGGTTTTATTGGTTTAGCACATTATCTTGCTAAGAATGGGGTTAAATACGACTCTCCAAAGGCATGGGAATTGGTTCATGAATTAACAGAAGCATTTCAATATCATTTGATTAAGTCTACTGTTAATCTTGCTAAGGAAAAAGGTGCTTGTGAATATTCAAATAGGACAAAATATGCACAAGGTATACTTCCAATTGATACATATAAGAAAGATGTTGATGAGATAGTACCAAATGACCTATTACTTGATTGGGAGTCTCTACGGGCAGATGTACGGGAATATGGAGTTAGGAACTCAACACTGTCAGCACAAATGCCATCGGAGAGCAGTTCCGTTGTGTCAAATGCCACAAATGGAATCGAACCTCCTAGAGGATACCTGTCCATTAAGAAATCAAAGAAGGGGCCTCTTAAGCAGATTGTTCCACAGTATGGTACACTAAAGAATAATTACACCTTATTGTGGGATATGCCTAATAATAATGGTTATATTAACGTAGTTGCAGTTATGCAGAAGTTCTTTGATCAGGCAATTAGTGGTAACTGGTCATACAATCCAGAGAACTATCCTGATAATGAAGTTCCTGTTAGTGTAATGGCACAAGATCTTCTAACTACTTATAAGTTAGGGTGGAAGACTTCTTATTACCAAAATACTTATGATGTTAAGACTGATGAGGTAGAACCAGCACATCCTATTGGGTGGCATGATAATGTAGAAGAGGTTGGTATTCAAGGTAAAACTCAATTACAGAGTTTAGTTAACGATATTATGTCTTCAAAAGAGGAGGAATGTGAAAGCTGTGCAATCTAAGCAAATTGATTCTATGACCGTTTTCAATACGGAAGAGGTTGATATTAAAAAACAACCTATGTTTTTTGGTAAACCATTAGGTGTTCAAAGATATGATTCTTATAAGTATCCTGCATTTGAAAATTTAACTAAATCTCAGTTAGGTTATTTCTGGAGACCTGAAGAGGTTTCATTGCAAAAAGATAGAGGTGACTATCAACAGTTACGTCCAGAACAGAAGCATATATTCACTTCTAATCTAAAGTATCAAACTATGCTTGATAGTGTTCAGGGTAGAGCACCTGGTATGGCATTTTCTCCATACTGTTCTCTTCCTGAATTAGAAGCATGTATGAATATATGGCAACTTATGGAAATGATTCATAGTCGTTCTTATACGTATATTGTCAAGAATATCTATTCCAATCCTTCTGAGGTATTTGATACTATTCTTACTGATGAACGTATTTTAGAACGTGCTGAGAGTGTTACAGGAGCATATGATGCATTTATTAATTATGCACATGAGTATGATCAGAGTAATGCTTGGAAAGCTGATATGAGGGATCATCCTAATTCACAATGGACACGTAAAGATCTTAAAAGACATCTATATAGGGCAGTTGCTAATGTTAATATCCTTGAAGGTATTCGTTTCTATGTCAGTTTTGCTTGTTCTTTTGCTTTCGGTGAACTCAAACTTATGGAAGGAAGTGCAAAGATCATATCTCTTATTGCAAGAGACGAAAACCAACACCTTGCCATAACCCAGAATATATTGAACAATTGGAGAAAGGGTGATGATCCTGAGATGATTGATATTGTAAAAGAAGAGGAGGAATGGATTCTTAAAGCTTTTCAAAATTGCGTAGATGAGGAGAAGAGGTGGGCAGAATATCTATTTAAAGATGGATCTATGATTGGATTGAATGATAAATTATTACATCAATATGTTGAATGGGTTGCTAATCGTCGTATGAAATCAATAGGAATTAAACCGATCTATGACATACCTGCAAAGAATAATCCACTTCCTTGGACAGAGCATTGGATCTCTTCTAAGGGTCTTCAAGTGGCCCCACAAGAAACAGAAGTCGAATCCTATATTGTTGGAGGAATCAAACAAGATGTTAAAGAAAACACCTTCTCAGGATTTAAACTATAGTTTAGAAGATTGTATTAACGCATATAATGAAGAACCCTGTGAAAATTGGGATGACTTCGCTGGAGGATAAATGGAACAACAAACAATTAAATTTATTATTGCTCAAGATGGGTCTGTAAAAGAAGAAGTTATTGCTTCTACATCAAGTGAATGTGTAGAAATTACTAAATCTATAGAGGAGAAACTAGGATCTTTAGAAACTCGTCAATTTAAACCAGAATTCTATCAAGTACAAAAAAATGTCGCATTTCAGTACAATAAAAACCAAAATCAAGAACAAACCTGAACTTATAGAAGCACTTCAACTTCTTCAGTATGATGTTCAAGAGGATCAAGAATTAGTTAATCCTATTGATCATCAACATGAGAAAGTAAAAGTGGATGTTTCTATAGGAAATGATATTGGATTTCGTTTGAATAATAATGGTGAGTATGAATTGGTTGCTGATATTCAAACTTGGAAAGATCCAATCCCACCAAAAAGGTTCGTTGAAAAAGTTACTCAACAATATGCTCGTATGACAGTTCATAATACTGTTAAAGATATGGGGTTTAAAGTAGAAGAAGAATGGGAGATGGATGATAATTCTATTGAATTAACTGTTACACGTTGGAGGAATTGATGGACAGTCCTTACATTAAAAATACAAGAGAAAGTTATTCTACATGGTTACAGAAACATGTAACTGAGGTATTAGTTCAGGTTAAAGATGAGGATCCTGCATGGATTCCTGAAGATACTTTTATTGCTCTTCTAAATAGCGGAGAATAATATGAAAGTTTTAGGATGGCAGAAACCTCAGTGGGTGAAGGAAATTATGAAAACCCCTGGATATATAAAGGTTCAACTTTTACTTCTGATGATATTGGCGACTTCTTCGGTTTCGTCTACTGTATTACAAATTTACAGACAGGCAAAAAGTACATCGGTAGAAAATACTTTACCAGTCGTAGAAAGCCTAGAGGTGGGAAACGAAAGGTTACGTCTGAGAGTGACTGGAAACGCTACTACGGCAGTTCTAAAGAGCTTAAACAAGACATTAACAAATTTGGACGATCACTTTTCAAACGAGAAATAATAAGTCTTCATAAAACACTAGGTAAAGTAAATTATGAAGAAACTAAGCAACTTTTTCTAAATAATGTATTAACAGAGGCACTTGACGATGGTACTGCAGCGTACTATAATAGTAACATTCTAGGCCGATACATGAAAAAAAACTATGGTAACTTTGCAGCAGACACTTAGAGATGCACATGACTGGGCAAATTCAAGAATTAGTCATTTAGTTGTGAATGCGATGGATTTAAAGAATCCTGAGTTGGTTGAAGATGCTGATTGTATTCGACGTGAATTTGATGAATGGTTAGACCCTAAAGTTGAAGATCACGATATCTTTTCAATGGAATATATTGGGGAAGGTAGTAAATATGACTAAGTATTCTCCAGCACAATTAAAGTTGAGACAAGAAGTGCTTAGAATTTTGATGAGTAAGTACGGACACGAGAATAATAATAAAGCAATATATGAATGTGCAGATGAGTGGGTGGAAAAGTATGTTATAAGTGCTGGTGTTGTTGATTATTATAATGCTTATAAGCAGTCCTTTATAAATAAATCACTATTATGACAATTCATAGAATTAGGTTATCAAAAATGCAAAAATTAATTAATGTACTTGCTCTTGCGTCTTTCGCTGTATC